GAGGGCGATTAAAGAAATCCAACCATCTTATGTATTACTGGAAAACGTCAAAGGGTTACTCTCACACGACAAAGGGAGAACTTACGGAACAATCGTTCAAGCGTTGGATGAATTGGGGTATTTCATCGAATGGGGCTTGTTTAACAGCAAATATTGGGGAGTTCCACAAAATAGAGAACGAGTGTATATCTTAGTTACACGTAAAGACGTTTGGAAAGAACCTAAGTTATTCAACTTAGTTAAACAACAAACAAGCGTCGACACACGACTATTTGACATCTTAGAAACAAACGTTGATGAAAGTTACTACTTATCCGAAGAAAAGACAAGAAAGTTAACGTTGAACGAAGATTTAAGCGGAAAATTAAACCGATATGATTTTGCCGAGAGAGATCGTATACACAGTGTAAACAAAGTAAGCCCTACACTTAACACAATGCAAGGTGGGGATAGACAACCAAAAGTGGCAATAATTGGTAACACATCTAATACACATTACAATTCACACAATGTACATGATCCGAAAGGTTTAAGTCCTACTATTGCAGCAAGAGATTATAAAGGACCAAAACAAGTGGCTATACCCGTTTTAACGCCAGATAGAGTTAATAAAAGACAAAACGGTAGAAGATTTAAAGAGGATAACGATCCTATGTTTACATTAACTAGCCAAGATAGACATGGGATAGCAGTTAGAGAAGCAACTAAAAAGGGTTATTCGATAGCTAAAAAAGGAGATAGCGTCAACACTTCATATCCTAACAGTAAAACTAGACGTGGACGTGTAGGTAAACAAGTAGCTCAAACATTACAAGCAGGCGAAGTTAATCAGGGAGTAGTAACCAACGAAATAAGAATTCGAAAGCTCACACCTTTGGAATGTTGGAGATTACAAGGTTTTACTGAGGAACAGTTCTATAAAGCTAAAAATAGTGGTGTGAGTAAATCACAATTATATAAGCAAGCAGGTAATGCAGTTACTGTAAATGTAGTAGATGCGATTGTTGGTGTTATTGAATGATACTATCCGACACAATCAACCAAAGATACAGATACAACAGGAGTTGCGACAGATAGGTGTTAAAGGCTTTGTGGTTAAAGTAGCAGGCAACAGAGTGACGATGAAAGTTAGTGAGTGTGATATAAAAAGGAACAGGGAGTGTGTAAGGAATGGCGGAAGTTAAGTTATCGCAGGAAAGTTATGACGAACTTTACGAAATAATTGCAAAGCTAAGAAATGAAAACACAAGTTTGAAAACAGAAAAAGAAGTTGTCTATAACACTTGTAAAGAGTGGATAAAAGACTATGAAGAACTGTATGAAGATTATAAAAAATTAACAAAAAAAGTCGTTGCACTAGATAAAATTAAAGAATTTATCAATGCAGAATTTAAAGAATATGAAGGTTTAGCTATTACAGATTTATATGACGGTGGTATTTTGTACGCAATAGAGAAAGTGGCAGACATTATTTACGAGAATGAGGAGGAACAATAAATGACAAATACATTAGAAATTAAACTATTATCAGAAAACGCGACTATGCCAAAGAGAGCAAATTCTACGGATAGTGGCTTGGATTTATATGTATCTGAAACGATTAATATTCCTGCACACGCAACTAAAGCAGTTAAAACAGACGTAGCTATTAATTTACCTCATGGATATGAAGCACAAGTAAGACCTAGATCAGGTAAGTCGCTTAAAACTAAATTGCGTGTAGCACTAGGAACAATAGATCAAACATACAATAAAGAAATCGGTATTATCACAGATAATATAGGTAACGAAGATATCACAGTAGAAAAAGGAGAAAGACTAGCTCAGTTAGTTGTAGCACCAGTTGTATATCCCACACCCAAGAAGGTTAATTGGTTTGAAAATGAAAGCGACAGAGGTGCATATGGAAGCACAGGAGAGTAAGGATATAGTATCAGAGATTAAAAGAATACTAGGTAAGGAGTGAACGGAATGATTAAACGAATTTTAAAGATATGGTTCACTATAGCAATGTACGAGTTAGGTAAATGGATTGGCAGAGAGTTATATTACAAGTTAACTGCAAACGATGATGTGGAAGTGCCTAAGGACTTTGACGAACATAACCACGCTCATTTAAATGAATTATGAAATGAGGTATTTAAATGACTTGGTGGATAGTTATTATTCCAGTTATGTATCTTGTTTGGTTGTGTGTAAAGAGTAAGGGGGGAGCGTAAGTGATAAGTATTGAGCGTCATGATATTAAAAAGTTAGAAGAATATATACAACACGTAGAACGTTATCGTAAAGAGTTAAAAGTATGCGAATATGAATTGTTAGAAAATCATGAACCAGAGAATGTAGGTGCGGGTAAAAGTAATCTACCCGGAAACCCTATTGAACGTGAAACGATTAAGAAGTTAAGTAATAAGCGTTATGTAACACTTAGTAATATTGTTAATGGCGTTGATAGATTAGTGAGTGAGGCAGATGAGGACACTTTGGACTTAATTAATAAACGCTACTGGGAATGTCCTATCGGCTGTTATCATTGGGAAGATTTAGCTGATTACTTCGGTACGAATAAGACAAGTATATTGAGAAGAAGAAACGCAATGATTGAGAAGTTAGCTGATTATATCGGCTATGTGTAGAGAACTTTTAGCATATGTAAGTCCACTTAAAAAGGCAGTATTATGATAGTGTAAGTTATTAAACGACTTACTCATGTAAACCTTTCTATTTTTATTCCTTTCAAATGATCGAACATAATTTTTCTCCTTTCTGACCTATCCGAAAGACAATTCGGGTAGGTTTTTGTTTGATTTTTTATATAAATCGTTTGATAATTAGTTTTAACACAATTAAAGGAGGAATTATTAACATGAGTGCTCTTTTGGAAGAATTAGAAAACAAATACGGTAAATGTTTTAGAGATGTATTTAGCAAGTTTAATGGTTATGATTTAACTGGATATTTAGAAGATGAAGAACACCCATATTCTAAATTTGAACTAAGTTTAAGATATTTAATGGCTGATTTCTTTAGCATAACAACAGAAAATGTACCAGAAAATATTTTAACACTATTTGAACCTACTAATGACAAAAATAAAATGTATTTGCTAGGTAATAACAAAATCTATGAATTTTCAATCGAAAATTTCAAAATTTCGGGAAATGTTGCAGTTTCTGATTTTAAAGATTTAGAATCTTATGAATTTAGTTATGAATTTGAAGATGGAAATCCAAGTGAACATAACTTTTTCAAACCTACAGTAAATGCTATACATTTAGTGTTTAAAAATAGAGCAGTTTCTTTAGTTAAAACTGATTTTAGTAAATATCATTTTGAAGATATAGTTAATTATGTTATAAGAGAAATTCAATAAATCTAATGCCCTTAACGGGCATTTTTTTATGCGAAATTTTATAAAGCTATTAGCGTGAGAGTTGGTGATATATGAGATGAACGGACTGAACATAAAACAACAGAGATTCGCAGATGAATATATTAAGACAGGAAATGCAACAAGCGCTTATATTAAAGCTGGTTATTCTAAAAATAAAGCTAATACCAATGCAACTAAGCTACTACAAAATACTACAATTAAGAATTATATCAATGAACGTATTAAAGAAGTACAAGAAGAAAGTTTAATGAGCATTACAGAGGCGTTAGCATTATCAGCATCTATTGCAAGAGGAGAGCCACAAAAAGCATACACTAAAAGATATGACCATTTAGAAGGTGAAGTGGATAAAGAGGTCACTTATACCATTACACCTAATGTGGAAGAACGCCAGCGTTCATTAGATCATATCTTAAAAGTGCATGGTGCTTATATCGACAAGAAAGAAGTCACTCAACGTAATATCGAAATCAACATAGGTGATTATGATGACGAGTCTTAAACTTAATTTTAATAACCCAGAGAAAGTTTTTAACAAGAACATATTTGAAATACTTACCAACTATGACAATTTCACTGAAGTACATTATGGTGGAGGCTCTAGCGGTAAATCGCATGGAGTTATTCAAAAAGTGGTACTTAAAGCATTGATGAAGTGGCCTACTCCTAGACGTATGTTGTGGTTAAGAAAAGTACAATCGACAATCAAAGATAGTTTATTCGAAGATGTGAAAGCATGTTTGATTAACTTTGGTATTTGGGACATGTGTCGTTGGAATAAGACTGATAACAAAGTCGAGTTACCTAACGGCGCAGTTTTTTTATTCAAAGGTTTAGATAATCCCGAAAAGATTAAGTCTATTAAAGGTATTTCAGATATTGTAATGGAAGAGGCGTCAGAGTTTACATTGAACGACTATACACAATTAACGTTACGTCTAAGAGAACGTAAACATGACAACAAGCAAATATTTTTGATGTTTAACCCAGTTTCTAAATTGAACTGGGTGTATAAGTATTTCTTTGAGCATGGCGAAGATATGGAAAACATCATGATTAGACAATCGAGTTATAAGGACAATAAATTCTTAGATGAAATCACTCGTGAAAACTTAGAAATGTTAGCTAGAAGAAATCCAGCATATTATAAGATATACGCTTTAGGTGAATTCGCTACTTTAGATAAACTTGTGTTTCCTAAGTATGAAAAGAGATTACTCAACAAAGATGAGTTAAGACAATTCCCCTCATATTTCGGTCTTGATTACGGGTACGTGAATGATCCGAGCGCATTTATACACTGTAAGATAGACGCTAAAAATAAGAAGTTGTACATTATTGAAGAATATGTCAAGACGGGTATGTTAAACGATGAGATAGCAGAAATTATCAAACGTTTAGGATATTCCAAAGAAGAAATCTTTGCAGATAGCGCAGAACAAAAAAGTATAGCAGAAATGCGTAAACTGGGTATAGAACGTATTAAACCTGCACAAAAAGGTAAAGGTTCTATCATGCAAGGGCTACAATTTCTTATGCAATTCGATATAGTGATTGACGAGAGTTGTTTCAAAACTATTGAGGAGTTCGATAATTACACGTGGAAGAAAGATAAAAACACTGATGAATATATGAATGAACCAGTAGATACTTACAATCACTGCATCGATTCACTACGCTATTCTTGTTCTAAATTTTATAAACAGAAACCTAAAAAGAAATCGCCACTTAAAAAATCTATAAACACCATTAAATCTATGGGCTTATAAAGGAGGTAACACATGGCGCACGTAAACAATTTCGAAAGAGAT